AGAAATACGTTTTGGCTTGTTGTTTTTCTGTATTTCCTTAAATCTATCCTTAAGCATATTTAAGAATATGGTCTGATCATTTTGGTCAAAACATAGTGAAAATGGCCCACCGTCTTTAATGAAAAATATGGACATAATTGACTGTTTATATTCTGGAAAAAGCTTAGATATTGCATAATTATATAGCAATAATTGTGGATCTTTGCCTAATTTAGCGTATGTTTTTTCTTCTCCAGTAGCCCAATCTAACCTTCTTCCAGTTTTCCAATCGACCACTTCTATAATTCCCGGCTCAGATTCTGTTACAAGATCTATTGTGCCTTTTATTGCTAATTGTCCCTTAATCTTTTTACCGTCTATTTCATATTCGTATTTTGCCCAATCTTCTTCTATTGGAATGTCAAAATGTGGTTCTGCGGCAATAATCTTTCTATTTCTTGGATCAAATTGTCCATTGTTAAAATTTAACGCATTAAAGCATAATTCTAGACAATCATTTTTATCATATTTTGAAAATGTATTATGAGACTTATTAGTATAAAAATCAAAGCTTTTTTCTAGTAATTGACTCACAATTTCTTTTTTAAATAATGCTGATGAACCCACAGATATATTTCCTACAGCATCATCATTAATAGTTATTTTTTTACTCTTTGGATTATCTTGTAGTTCTTTTTTAAGCTTGGCTAATGATTCCATTACCTTGTGGATAATTGTTCCAAGGTCTGCCTTTTTTCCACTTAAAGACTGATACCCAAGAACATATGTAATAAAATATTGCATCTCACAATAAGCATAGTTATTATAACTAGAAGATCTAACGTATGTTACAATCATATTAATTCCATATAAAGTTTAATTTTTGTAGTTGAGAACACAAATTGCCAATGTCTCCTTGATTATTATTTACTATAAAATCAAAATTTGACCAATCATAATTATTTTGATCTAAAATACACTCACTTTCATGATCGCTATTATATATATCTCTTGTTAATCTTAATATAATACCATTATTTTCTTTTATGGCAGATATTTCATTTGGAAATCTAACATCTGGTATGATAGCAACTTCTGGCTTTTCTGCTAGGATTGAGTTAATTGTTGCATTTACCCAAGCTTGTGGATATATTTTTCTAACAATGGTTGTACCAAAGTATTGTAAGAATTCTCTAGATGTCATTAGTCCACTTTTATTTTCATTAAGTGGAACGTCTTTCCAATCTATATTTATTACAGTATTTTTATCTTCATTTGTTCCATATACTTGCTTATGATTTAATCCAAATAAAGCTATGGATAATTCCTTTAAAGGATCTGCAAAGTGATATATCTTAACATAGGGCCAAAGTTCTCTTTCTGCATATTCTATAAACGTATCGTCTTTCCTTGTTACATCTAAAATTCCATATCCACTTTTACCAGAAGAATTTTGTGTTTCTATAACTAAGTTTCCAGAAGGATCAATATAGAAACTTTCTATCATTTTATACTTCTTTAGGATTTCTCCATTTATATAATTAGCTGTTGTATTTTTACCAGCTTGTTTTCTTCCAGATATACCGATAATTTTAGTCATGTTAATATGCACCTTTTAGATTATTTAAGATCTTTGTTTGTATTTGTTCTACTGACATATCTCCAATATCTTTACCATATATCTTTGGAAAAGATAATTTATACATCCTATTGAATTGTCTTTTTATTTGTATCTTAGATTCTCTTCCAGCTTGATCATTATCTGTTAATATTATTAAATGTGTAATTGGTAATTTATATAATATATCTTCTTGTTCTTTTGCTATTGTTTTACCAAAAATACTAACAGCGTTCATAACTCCAGCTTCATATAGTCTCCAAACATCGCCCTGTCCTTCTGTAATAAATAGGCACGATGTTTCTGAGGCTCTTTGTATTGCTCTATGATAATTGTAGAGATAATATCTTTTGTCAAAACCCTTTGGATACAATAAAAACTTTGGTAACTTATATTCTTTTACCGATCTTCCTATAAGTCCCACAATATTTTGTCCATCCTTATCGTGTATGGGTACTATAACTCTATCTTTCATGGATGTGATTTTAGTATCTGTACCAACATCAAAGTGTTTTAGTGTATCTATCTTAAATCCTCTTTGTGTAAAATATTCATGTGTAAAACTTGGATTATATTCTATATTAAGATTTTGTTGTTTGTATGTTTCACTATTACAAAAAATAGATAAAATTTGATCTGTTATATCGTCGGATACTGTAATATCATGTATTTTACTTTGTTTTACTTTTTTTACCTGTAATAAGTCACAAGACCATTTTAATACATCAGAAAACTGTAAATCTTTACCATTCTTTTCTGATAAAACTCCTTTAATCAATCCAAAAATATCATTCTTATGATCACATTGACAATCTCTAGTCCAACATTTCCAGTATCCTTTTTGAATAGAATATGAGAAAGCTCTTGGATTATCACTTCCATGATGAATAGGACATGTAGAATATAAGTTATCACCAATAACTTCATATTTCATGTCTAGTCTATCAAAAACTAACTGATAATTATTCTGTAGCTGAATCTTGATCTGATTCAAGTCCATCTCTTATCCTTTGAATATCATTATTGTCAACTAGACCGGTATCACCAACTGGTTGATTTTTAAATTCATTTCTAGTTCTTAATTCTATTAATTTAGAATGAGAACCTTGCATTACCATATTTATATAATCACCATCATTTAGTCCACCGCCATGCCTAGTGACAACTGGAACTAATTTCCTGTTTCCAGCATTTGGACCATCTTCAGCCAATTCTTCTGGTGATTTTAACTTAAATATGGAAAAAGACGTACATAGCCATATTAATCTATCCGATCCACTAACCGCATCAGTACTTTCTCTCGTTATACCATCTCTATTTAGCTGTACAAATGATAAGCATGGAATATCGAGCTTAACACATAAATTATGCAACGAAGTAATTTGAAATCCAAGAGCTTGATATTCTTGTACATTATTTGTGATAGATTCTGACGACATTAATTTTAAATAATCATATATAATTAAACAGTCGTTTGTCTTACCGGTTTCATCAGTTTTTACCTCTTGAACAACCCATCGCTTTATTAAATTTAGAATTTGCTCAAATGGCTTACCAGCGACACTAACATAATTATAAGATATATTTTCTAGCTTTTTACATGCCAATACTACCTTTTCATATTTTTCTTGATCATCTGTAAATTTACCAGTTGCAATTTCATTGATTGGAACACCGCTAATATTAGATAGTAGTCTATTTAGATGATCTTCTTTACTCATTTCTGTATCAAGCATTAATACTGGAATTTGTTTTGATGCAACGTTTAATGCTACATTATCAGCAAATACGCTCTTTCCAACCTTTGGTCTTGCTGCAACTAGATCAACGCACTTCCTTCTTAATCCGCCACCAATAGCTTCATCAAATTTATTAAATCCAGTTGGTATTCCAATGATATCACATTTGTTTTCTACTAGAAATTCTATATAGTTATTGATATCTGAACCAATCTTTGTTGGTCTTTCACCACCATCATCTTCTCTTAAGAAATCTACTACTGGATTTTCAAGGATTCCAATAATATCATTAATTGATTCTGTACCATTTATGGTATCAATATCTTTATTTATCTTATGAGTTAGTTGCTTTATCTTGCGGGCAAACTCAAACTTCTTAATTTGTGCAGCAAAACTAAGTATATTATCTTTATTTACTGGAAAGTCAAATAGAGATTTAATATACTTTAATTCTTGTGGCGTATTAAGAATATCAATTACACTTAACTGTGTGGCGGCTGATAATAAAGATGTTATATCTACCTTTTGTTCATTTGATATAATGCGTTCTATACATTTATATAGAATTTGATTATTCGTATTACCAAAAGTATCTGCACTAATAAGATCAGATATTACAATATAAGAATCTATTCCGTTCTGTACTAGAATAGATAGCACTGCTCTTTCAGCCCCAACGTCTAGCAACTTATCACTCATAATTATTTTCTTCCAATGCACTTATTGCAACGATGATATTCTCCATACACGAATCTTTGATCTAATTTAAATGACTTACCACATACATGACATTCTACTTCTGTCTTATTTTGTTGTGGTTTACGCCTTGGAGTTCTTTCATATTCTGGAGTAGTAATGTCCCTAAGTTCTCCAGTATCTTCCCACTCGTTTTTTCTAGCCCTCACTGGTTCTCTCCTTTTATGGTTTTGAATATTTGGTTTACTCTCTGTAATAAAACTTTGATTAATAGCTTTCTTTGTTTGCTCATTTACTTCTTTTGGCACTGACTGTATTGTTGGTGAATTTTCATTTAGAGCCTTTAGTAATGCCTTCTTTTGTTCTTCATTAAGTGTCTTAATAAAATCTTCCATACTCATGATCTTTTTCCTTTTTCTAATAGAATATCTGCTTTTCTCTTTATTTCATAAACTTTACCGTCTAATGCTTGTAATCTTGACTCAGCAACTAATCTCATTTGATCTACCTTTGCTGCATAAACATTGTCTTGTGCTATAATTTGCTTCTTTGATTCATGCTTAGTGTACTTATCAAAAGAATCATTATGCTTTACAATCAACTTTTCTATTTGATCATTGCACCAATCTAATGCAATTTTATTCCTATTTATATCATCTTGAATATAAGAAGCATAACTATATAAAATATACGCATTATCAAATAGCTCATCCTTTGTTAATTTTTTGAGCGTATCTAGCGGTAAGTCAGCCACTAATAAAAATTCTTCTCTAAAAGATGAGAACTTTGTATTGTGACTATTGATATAGTCGTCAATATCTTTTATATGTTGTTCCAGATTTTCTTTAGCGGTTGACAATTTGTTGTCTCCAATCTTCATTTGAGTCAGAATATTTTAATGTAACCATCTTAATTCCATTCAATCTACACCACTCTATTTTATCACAATCTTTGGCTTGTGCAAGTATAAAATCAGCCTTGCTTTTATGAAAGAAAGGACAGAATTCATAATGTTGTTGACCATGAACCTCAAATGCAGATTTTATTTGTGGTATATAAAAATCAAGATATAAAACGCCTTTTCTATGCAATGCAGTACTTCCGGGTAATTTTACCTCTTCAAGTATTCTATAGCTATGATATATTTCTTTTAATAGTTTTCTTGCTCTAAGATGATATTTTGATCTGGCACGTTTATCGTCGGCTTTGACATCATAACTTGACAAATTCCAAATATATTCTTTACCATTAATTCCTACTATTTTCATTCAATAAAGTTCCTTAATTTTTTGAAATACAAACTGTGCTATATCTTCATGGGTGGTAAGAAATTCGCACAGATTATTAGAACCTTGAAACTTTAATGCTCTTTCAATATCATCCACAGATGAAGCATTATTTTCACTGAGGTATTTAGCAATAACTGGATTTGAGGTATCATCAACGGCACATTGTATTGTATACCAAGCACCACTAGCTTTTATTAATCTAAACTCACAGGCAATCTGTATTACCTCTTGTACTTCATCTATTCCTATTCCATATCGAATCCAACTTTCTGCTGTACTATTTGGTCTTCCTCCAGCGTTTGATGTTTTAATAGACCAATTAGCAATTTGTCCAACGTGTTCGCCAGTATCTTTTGGAACTTGCCATTTGCCACGATGTGTTATTACCATGTTTGTTCCAGCTTGATACTGTAACATATTTCCACAGTCTGCCATTTTAGATGGTGCGTATGGAGAACCGCCAGTATTAGCAATATTGTGTGTGATACATAT